ATTCTCTGGAATATTATTGATAGCATCTTTAATAATTTTCGACGCTAAAGGGAGTAGAAATGCAAGCATGATTAGTTACCAAAGGGTTCTAATCTATATATGCTTACTTCTTCTTTTTGGTGTCCATGATGGCACCTTTACCATACTGCTTCTCGATACTTGCCTTCACTTTTTCGACGGCAGACATACCATCATACTTTGGTTTTTTCTTACCAAATGTATTTGGTGTGTTACTAATTGGTTTGTTGTAACGTTGGTTGCCACCAACACCACCACGCTCCATGCGACGATCCTTTAGTGAATCTGCACCTTCTTCAGAAACGAATTGTTTAAATGTCAAGAGGGTTTCAGTTTCTGCGACTTCTTCTGTGCTTTCTTCTGAAACTTCTTCTTGACTGCCATACGCTTGGTCTCCTGTAGATTCAAAGTGAGGATTTTTTTGGGATGGAACTTTGTCCATCTCTTTACGAGCTTTCTCATTATTTGCTTGACGCTTCTTGAAGTTCACCTCCAGATAAGAATCGTCTTTCTTTTTCGCTTCGCTCATGTCGGCACCTTCAGAGTCGCCATCCATGTAACCTTTGCCGCCACAGGACTTACATCCTTTGCCTTCACACTTAGGACACATTTTACCTTTACCTGCAACTGATTTTTGTGCAGGTGTCTTGTCCTCACATTTACATTCATCCTCTCCAGTCTTAGCACACTTCTCAGTGATTTCAGATTGCTTAGGATTGATCTTAACCTTAGTTTTTCTTTCAGATAACTCTTTAAACCTCAGCATTACTTCTCACCTCTCTCTTGCTTTTGAGTTTCCTTGTTCATAACCTTGATGATTTTCTTAGAACGACCGTATGCTTTTTGACGCTGGTCATCAGTCACAGAAGGACTGACAACATCACGACCTAAGTTACCTGCCTTACGGAACATTTTATTCTTGGGCAGTTCTTTGTAACCTTCTTCGATTACCTTCTCAATCTCTTCGATAGAGAAGAGTCCAGACTCATACAAGTGTGCAATCTGCTCATAATCTTCACCCAAACGTGAAGCGAGTTTGTTGCTTCCACTTGATACTGCACGAGCAGTCTTACCAACTGCTTTCTTCAGACCCTTCTTAACTGCACTTCCAAGTCTTCTCAAAAGACCAGGACCCTTCTTAGCAGGAGCACTGCTAGAAGAACTGCTGCTTTCCCCGCCACCACTAGAAGAAGAACCGCTGTCGGAACTGCTGCTAGAACTTGTACCTTTAGACTTTCTGATGCTGCTCAGAACACCATCCAACTTACCACTAGTACCATCATCGTCAGATGAAGATGACTTAGCAGGAGTTTTCTGCATCGATGCACGCTTTGCCTTGATGCGTGCTGCTTCTCTAGAACCTTGGAATGTTCCTACTGCCTTACCAGCATTGTCAACAGCAGACTTGCCTGCTGCCTTGATACCTTTCTTGACTGCACTACCTGCTTTCTTAGCAGCAGCACCAACCTTTTCACCTGCTTTCTTAGCAGCACCCTTCAGACGATCCATGCGGGAAGGTTGTAACTTGAGTTCAAGTTGCTTAGTCTTCTCTTCAGAGAGCATCTCAACACTCTCAAGGTGCTCACAGATTTCAATCAGGTCTTGGTCATCTTGTGCCATCTCAAGAATGATTTCTTCCATGACATCAATGAGTTGCTCATCGGTCAGTGAATCAATCTCTTCTCCAAGAGTTTCTAACTCAGCAAAGTCTGCTTCTGAGAATGCGAATGCTTCGTTCTTAGCACCAGACTTATGACGGACAGTTCCTTTCTCGTCAGTATATGTTTCTTTCTCTTTTCTAGCAGTTACATAACCAACACCAGGGACTACACCAGTTTTACCTGCTGCTCTTGCTGCGTTTCTGTCTGCTGCTCTTTGTGCTGCTCTCTTACGATTCTTATCGTATGATGACATTGCTTCACCAAGAACCTCAGCGTTCTTATCATAGTTGGCGAAGTGCTCGTGCTTCTCAGAAATCAGAATCTCAAGATCTTCGACAGGGACGTTCTCGTAGATATACTCAGCATCTTCAATATCATAATGAGTTACTGTACCATCTTCAAGCAAGGTATGTGCTTCAGGAATAACATCATATTCTTTGCCTTCATACTTGACCTGTTTAGCACAGTCATGCCCTTTGGGTTTCTTCTTTCCGCCTTGCTCGTCCTTCCCCTTGGCACCAGTAATAATATCTGCCTTGGTTACTTTATCGTAGGGGACAGCGTTGTTGGCAAGATTGCCATCGTTATTTTTCTTTTCCTGCACCTGTTTATAGGCAGCAGACATATCGGGAAGATCTCTGAGAGTCATGTTACTAAGCGTCCTTGTCCTTTTTATTTATCTTACGAATAAACTCACCAGGAGTTAACCGTCTCATATAGTTAGCAAGTTTGTCCGTACCCATTTCACCTGCTGGTGTAAAGTCAAACATTTTGATGTCATTCTTTTCAACTAAGTCTCTCAACCAAGTACGAAATATATTATCACGCTCATCAATACTGATGACGTAATTGCTGCCACAACTAACGATTTTACTAATGATCCCTGTGTTAACATTTTCAACAAAAGTTCCTACTTTAAATACTTCGCCTTCAAAGTATGCTTCTCTTAAACCTTGAGGGTCTAGTTTAGGAGCAACTTCATGCAATGCATACGATGCTTCAGCAAAATCGTCATAAGACTCTTCCACTTTCATCGCTTGGCGCAATAACAAATATAGGGTATCACGGTCTTTTTTTGATAGTGCTTCGGGAATTCCTTCATCAAATGAATCATAATCACCTTCGACTGCTGCCTTACGCATCTTAGATGCAGACATACCTTCTACACCTTCAGCATCAGGGTCTCTATCACCTGCAGATACTACTTTGATTTCGTCGAATGTGTATAAGTCCCCATTGTATTTCTGTGCAAGACTATTGAACTCGCTAACCCTGTCACCTCCCACAACAATATTAACTGAACTATACCCGTCAGCATCGAGGGCGGAAAGAACATCAAAGATAGTACGCATGTCGGCACTATCAGTAATCGCATTCGCGTGGTCTGGATATGCCAACCGCATATATTTAATTTTTGTCCCTGCGTCAAGCGGATTCTTTTTAGGATCCTCCGACCTTGAGGGGTATATTCGATACTCTCCTCCACTGGATTTTGCCTCTCTAGCTACTTTGTCTAGAAGTTTTTCATGGCCAACTGTCGGTGGATTAAATCTTCCAAATGTAATAGATATTGTGCCTTGATCGACCGCACCTTCGCCATCTGCAGTTTCTTCTCCGCCTGCTGCTTGCGTTGGTTGGGATTCATTATCTTTAGTAATTCTTACAAGTTTTCCATCCTTAGACATATGGGTTACATTCCCGCTAGGGTCTGCATATCTACCGTAACCAATATGCTTAAGTTTTAATTGTTCTGCACTCTTTGATGCAAATGATCTCTCGGCTTCATTTAGGAAAGCACTAAACTTTTTCATTCTACCAATTTTTACTTAAGTTGAAGTTTGCTTTACTAAAAGTCAGTCTATCTACAAGTTTGTATGGGTTGTCAGAAGGAATAACAAATCCTTCATGAGTAGAAAGTTTGTTGTCAATGAAACACTCAACATTTCCATTAGGTACAACCGCATCTAGTAGACGCTGTTTCAGTTGGAAGATTTTATGCCACACAATAAAGGTAGTCACATTAACCTCACCCTTATATTTAGCATTGAAGACATTAAACAATAATTCAGGACTAGGTATCTCACCCATACGGATAAAAGTATTGACATGCTTCTTGAGTTCTGCACTATTGGAAACCTTACAGAAAGGAATCAAAGCAAGAATCTCAGCAACAAGTTTTACCGCAGACCACCTACCAACAGTTGCATCATTAGTATCAATAAAATGGACACTATCGGTAGACTGTAGAGTGACACCAATACTTGCCTCTGCTGTAGGCGACACCTCAGTGTATGAAGTGTGTGGTGCTAGAATAATTTGTTGAGCAATCGGAACGGCAAAGCGATACTCCACAGTATTAGGACAATAAACACTGCCCCCACCGACGCCGATCCAATCAGCTTGGACAATACCACTGATACGAGGAAGATGACGCAGACATAAACGAAGGATATCTGCAACGTTCCCTTTATGATTCGTCTCAATGTCCTCATAGGTGTAGTTGATTAGAACTTTCTTTTTGTTGAATACAGACTTGGTGCCCACAAAGAACTGCCCGTTAGCAGGGTTAGTGCCAAACACAATAGCAGGAGCACCGTCCCACTTGACGCTGACCTTCTTGACAGTCAGTGCTTCCTTGACAGCAGCAAGAGCAACACGACGACCATCAAAGATGGAATCCTCTAGGTGCTCAAGGTGTTTGTTTGGCATTCGTCCTCTGTCTATACACATATTATAGCATGGCAGAAGGCAGTCGCAACCAGGGGTGTGACAGTTCTTAGGGTGTCACCAGCGTTGGATCTTATTCTTTTTCACATATGCTTTATACAAATCTGAAAACCCATTCTTCTTTGTACTCATGAATACCTGGAACTGAGGTTCAGATGTTAATGCTCCCTTATATCTTACTTCTAGCATTACAATACTATGCTCTTTTCCCCTAGGTCCAATTGCCATCTCATAAAAAAGTTTTGCAGCAGTAGCACCTTCTTCAAATGCCATCTTCTTTACGTTTGAAGTATTAGTCCTATTTGGAATCAATCGGAACTGAGTGTTATCAGAGTCTCCAAAGATTAGACGAAATACTTCAGAAGTAGTTCTACCTTCTTTCTCACTAGGTGGTGATACTTCTAAAATTTTTCCATCCTTATAGTCACCACGTCCAGTGATTAAACTAAAATGGAATGAAGCATCTTGCACATATGTTTGTAAGTTAATTTTAAAGATAGTATCTAGAAACTCTTCAAAGAACTCTCTATTATTATCAAACTTCATAAATGCCTTATGCATTTCTTCAAAGTAGATGTTCTTGTTTGGTTGATACTTTCCCTGTCCTGTTAGCATCTCACTCTTTTCTTTCGTATCGGTGAAAAGACTGTTTGCATTTTTTAATACTTCTTTAATTGGCATACTATCAATCTTCTTGTTCTTGATAGTTGTTGCTCCTGTTTTAATTTTTAAAGCACCAACAAAAAATTTCTTCTTAGCATCCTCAACTTTCTTTGAATCGGCGGGTTTAATTTTTTGTTGAATAAATCCCTTTGAACCAAATGCAGGTTTGTTTAATAGTGTTGGTTCTGGATCACTAATACCTGCTTTCTTAAGTGACAGACCCCAGTAATGGGTGGCACCATTCTTTCCAGCAGTGGTAAATTTTACAATGATATCAGACGAGTTGTAATTTTTAATTGTACTTGGTCCAACATCATATTTTTTAATCTCCTGTGCCCACTTTGTTCCTGTCTGCCAAACTGCATCTACCTTAGCACCACCAAGCAAACCAATCACATAGTTCGATACAGAGACTGCTTTTGCTAAGTTAACAAGATCAGGTTCCTTCTTTTCCTTAGGGTCAATATAAAATCCTCCTAATCCTGCAGCACCAACAATCTTAGGTGCTATTGTTGCCAACGTATCTACAATTTGTTTATATGCACCATACCTTTCACCATCTTTCTTGCCATTAATACCATTGAGATCGATCTTCATTTTTGCAAGAATCAAACATGCAGTCATCAATTCATGAGGGTCTTCTCGCTTACCACCAGCACCATTAGAAAGACCTTTAGATTGAAATGCAATTGTAACAGTTGGTCTAGATTTTCCCTCAACAGTACCAGTAATGATAAAGGATTTTAATCCAGTTCCTGCAATAACATCTTCAAAAAACTTCCATTCGTATATACCTTCAAGTTTTAGAACTTCTCGAATATTAGTAATAATATCTTGTTGATTCTCTTCACAAAATTCTTTAATCTTTCCACGCAACCAGTTTCTTTCAGTCTTTACCTTAATACGAGGAATTAAAATTAACTTAGCACCAGAGGGAGTCTTCACCATCTCTGTAGATGATGAATCCCAACTATCAATTTCTTTATCTCCAGATGCAGATACAGATTTGAAAAATTTTTCAAGACTATAAGATTCCTTGAAAACCTTATTCAGATTGTCTTTAAGATCCGATGCGACTGTCATTCTACTCTGATAAGTCTTCCAGACTATTTAGATAATCCTTTTCTTTTTCATAGATTTTTTCTTGTCCTGTCCATAGTTTATAACCCTGGACAACTTCAGGCAATAACCATTGGTCCACACGAACACACTGCTCCCAGTTGACAGGGTGAGCACAACTCACCACTACAACGGAAAAGAATGCTCGTATGTGAATCCAAAGGCTATACATCAGATATTATCAAACTCTTCTGGGGGAAACTCAATTACAAATTTATCCGTTCGGTTTCCTTCAGGATCCCAATAATGAGTTCTATACCATTTGCCACTTACACATTGACAAATATTATTCAGTTGTATTTGCACTACTGTCTGACGAAACTCCCTCTTCTGTTGGGGTGTCTCGGGTTGTCGTTGCGGTAGTTGGGGTTCCATGATGTGGTGCGTGCTCCCTATCCATAGGTTGTGATTTTGTGTCGTCGTTTCGTGAGAGGTTCTTGATAACAATGAATGCATCTTTGTTATACTTACGATCCCCGTATTGGGCTGCCCACTTCTTGTTGTAATCTTCACCTTGGTAGATACCAGATACCTGTGTACCACCAATCTCAATTACGATATTGTCTTCTCTGACATTCCAACCGAGAGTGTGAATTGTTTCCCAAA